CGTAGATAGTTCCACACGTACGGTGTGGGGTAGTGGCCCAGTTCGTCAATACCTATCCACGTAAACGATTGACCTTGGTATCGCGCTACGTCCGTATCCTTATCGACGTAACTGAATAAGGCTGTAGCTCCACTGGGAAACGACCATGTATTCTTTGACTCTCGGAATACTGCGCCGGGAAAAGCTTGCGGATAGATTTTACGAGATTGATCTACTAGTTCCGTAAGTTCTGCCAGTGTTCGTCTAAGTAGAAGTGCGCGGTGATTAGGATTGTGTGCGTAGCGTAGTAAGTCCATCAACATAGCAAATGACTTACCACCACCTGCTGCACCACCGTATAACACTTCTTTCTCTGGTGCTGCTAAGAAGTCCGTCTGTGGGCCGCTATTAGGATTAAATAATATTTGTGTGTGATCGTCTAATTTTGCCCGTACACTTTTAGGAAGCTTCTTAACATTCTCTTCGACTGCCAACCCTCCGCTTCTCATTAGCTTCTCGGCGTGTTTGATATTAGCTGACTTGTCGTTGAGAGAATCTAGTTTTTTCTTTGCCTTTGCCTCTGCGTTCTTTAAAGACTTGATGCGTTTACGTGTAACACGTTTCTTTTTCTCTACTCTTGAAACGTGGTAATTTCCTTTTTCGCCTTCTTTTAACTTTGGTCTACCACTTTTACGTTTAGGCGTATCGTCTGTCACTTACGCAACGCCTTCTGGTGGACTTTTTTCTTCACTGTCATCAGCTTGTCTAGGCGCTTTTGCCATATTAGGTTTACCTGTTGTATAAGGTTTACGTCTATATTTGTCTTTACGTTGTAAATTGTATTTTCTTTCGAAGAAATTTAACATTTGTTCTAACTTAGAGGGTTGTTTAATACCATATACAGGCGTGTTGCTTCCTGTTTCTCCTCTAGGTTCTATTACTTTCTTAGGCATTATTCTTCGAAGTCCTGCACCAATTCATCTTGTTTTGGTGTTGGTTCACAGTCACAGGTATCAGGGTCACACGTACATCCTTCTCGCCCACACTTAGGACACGTATCATCCTTTTCTTCTTCTTCCATGAACGAAGCGTTCCACGTAAAGGAATAATTGAAGTGGGGTAGGTTTTCCATCGCACGAACCATTAGCATACCGAACATTATGATTTCTCCGCTGATACTTTAGCTACACGCCCACCGTAGGCATATGGCTTCTTAATATGTTTCATATTCCTTGATCTTGCTATCGCTGCTTTAACAGCATCTTCCTCAGAGTTATGTACACTGGAAGGTTTTATTTTTCCTTCAGCATACATCTTTTCTATGTCTGCTTGGTCATATCGAACACCATCATGTATCGAAGGAAAATTTAAATATCTATCTTTTACTTCTATCGTGATAGACTTTTCAGACACCTTTTCACGATTAGGTGTTTCATATATACGCCGTCCTTTATCTGTTACACGATCTGTAGGCGATCCAACCTTGGAGTATTTATTACTTCTACCTTTACTCATCGCTAACATATAAACCCCATAGTCACTGTATCAAGATACCGTATAAGAAAAGTGGTGTAAATATAATTAAAAATTAAAGACATGTTGATTAAGATCAATTATTATTTCGGCTATATGTAGTGTTATTTCAAACAGGAGTAGAAATATTATTATTTTTATTATTTCTTATCTCCGTTAATCAAGCCTCGTTGCTTATCTTTTAGTTTTTCTACGTCAATACGAATAGTCTTGGTATCTTCTTGTAGACGAATAATGTTAACGCCGTTGCTCATACCTTCTTCTATTCGTTTCTGAATCTCATCAACTTGTCCGCTTAGATGTTCGATTAGAAGATACTGTTCTTGATCTGCACTAGCTTGACCTAATTCACCTCTGGGCCACTTTATTCTAAATTCATTATTCTTATCAATGTCTGCTTTTAGTTCTTTGAAGCCTGTTTCTAAGTCCTTACGAATTAGCTGTTCAAATAACTCCAGCTTATTTAATCTTTCTTGAACACCAAACCAAGCCCAGACTCCTACGGCTACAGCTAGCACTATGGAAATTAAATTCCTGATTGGCATTGCAATTGCCGAAGAGTCGCTAACCTTTAAACTGTCGTCAGAAGACATCTGTTAGTTCTTGCCTAGATGCTCTACTGGTAGCCATTTGTCTCCAGCCTTACCGGCGTTGTATTTCTTTAGAACAAGTTTTCCTTTAGCACACTCCCATCTCGTACCTACTGACCTACCTTGTGACCTTAGAATCTTTCGTTTAACAGACAGACACTCCGACATTCCGCCTCTTGGTGTGTACTCTTTGAGTTGACCACTGATGAACATGTGCAATATCCATCCTGCAAATACCTTCTCGTCAGCTACAGCCTTGTTGCCAAAAGATATGGTAAAACAAAAGACCAATAATAATAAGCTTGCCGTAGTCCATGTTCCAGATTGCATTATTACCACCGAAAGTATTTTCCCACCATACGAGTATCTTTTCCAATTTATGGAATTCCCTTACGATTTCTCTGAGGACATCTTGGCTACACGACCACCGTAAGCGTAGTTCTTTTTGACTGAACCGCCAGAGGCTTTTTCATCCTTGAGATACTTATGTTTACCTTTAGATTTATTTATATCCCGCGTTAAATAATAACTTTTCTCTTCTTTTGCGATTTTAACAACTTCCTCATCAGACACAGAGTCATATTTTGGACCTAGATATTTTCTAGCTTGATCTACTTCTCTAGCTTCATCAAGAAGTTTTCCCAACTCTTCACTAGACATTGTTTTCTTCTTCTCAAACATCTATCACTACCTCTACTTCCTTTGGTTTTTCTTTGGCAGGAAGCATAACTACGCCGTGAACTATCTCACCCTGTACTTCTGTTATCTGTTTCTTGCCCAGGCCTACACGGTCCAGTATGGCTTCTGCACTCTTTAGGCGCATGTCCATTTGATTCATAGGAACAGTACCGTCAGCATCCAGACCTTCAGTGACACGGTGTGCAGCTTTAACAGAGTACGATGCAAGCATGGACTTGGTACGTTCTAGGATTTCGTCCTTGAGCGTACGCATTAGCCATGAGCGGCTGGTTTCTTTGTATCCTGCTTCGGATACTGCTTGTCCGACTTTACCACCATTAGCGATGAGACAACTTATGAATTTTTCTTGGCGATCTGTCAGTTCGCGTTTTTTGGTAGTAGCCGGTAAAGACATATTACGTCCAAGTCTCTGCTGAAGGTCTAGCTCGACGTTGTTTTTTATTAAAAATTCCGTCTATCTTTTTCTTATCTCTAGTTTCTAGATCATCGTATACTTCTTTCATACGAAATATTCTTTTTCCAAACGCATCTATGTCTTTAAAGTCATCTACTTGTTCTTCTAGTCTTGGTGACTCAGGTGCGTGGGCTGGTTTTGGAGCCATAGCCGCTAAAAACGCACCAACTCCTGTCGTCTTACCAGCTTTTTGCATTAGGTCATATAAGTACGGACCGTACTCGACAACAAACTCTTTAGCTTTATCTACCGCACTTTCCTGTTCAGACACAGTACTCTACTGTCCCTTTTCTTTCATGAAGATACCAGCAACGATGGTTACAGCGGCAACACACCACATAGCCAATGCCAGTGCTGGAATAATAGCCGATAAGACTACGGCTCCCAAGCCTACAGCAACCCAAGTAGTCGGTTCGATAATACGCGACTTGATCCAAGGCATGACGTTATCCATGATCATTATACTCCTATGTTTTCTTTCTTTATGTTGTTGTTGTCATCATCACTTTGTGGATGACCAAACTCTTTGTTGATTCCGTCTATGTTCTCTTCTGTCATACACTTTATGTCGTGTACACGACGAATGATGTGTTTTAAGTTATTTATGACACTGTAAAAGTACATCCGTTCGTTAGTCTTCAACTCAATCAAACATTCTTTACGTGTCTCAAAAGGACGCATCATCTGCACCCAACCCTGTTCAGGTAGTTCAGTTGAAGACACAGATATAAAAACTGCGATGAAGTATGGGACTGTTTGAGATGTTATCAACATTGTTTTAAAAAAAAATTACACAAAAAAACTATGGGGAGGCGAGATTGTGTGCTGTAATCCAAACGTACGAAAGCGATTTACGAATGACGCTTTTTAAAGGGATAAATCAAACAGACACATCGTAATACATCTCGCCCCCCTATATGATCTATTATAGTCAATATGTGGTATGTGTCAATAGAAAAACACACAAAAATATAAAATAATGCATTTTGTACTTGACAGATTCGTGGTGGGACGTATAATAGACACACAGTGTCAATGTAAGGGAAAGAATAACAATATGTACGATGGCGAAGAAGGACGAAGAATACGAAGAAAGCGACGTGTAATCACTTCGATCATAGTGCTACTGTTGCTTTTATTTATTATTACTTTTACCACTGGATGCACAACACTCAAGACTGCATTCTCGACACCCGTTATAGAATTAAAAATCATAACTGAAGCAGACATACAACACAAAAAACAACAATAGAGTATCTCTACCTCTACTGTCCTATTTAGCCGCCAGCTAGCACGTTGGCGGTGTTTTTTTGTGTAATCTACAAAGTTGTTTAAAAAAATAAAAAATAGAGCAGCTGTGAGTACATATACCTATATACCCCAGT